CGAAGAACAGATTATATTACAAAGGAGGTTATCCAATTTTATTATTCACGATGTCTTCAATACAATATCATCAGACGACATACTCCAGAATCGTAATGGAAAATGGTTTCATAAAGGACAAGAATTATTAGATGGACAAGTGGAGGTGATAAAGAAAGAAGCCAAGAAAATATCGGAAATAGGCACATTTAATATTTTGATGGACGAGGTCAGATATCATGGGAGGCAGGCTCTTGAAAAAGCTGAAACTGAACAGGATATAATATCGGCAAAGATGCTGAGCTACCTTGTGGATGTAATAAAAAGTAAATTAAAAAAGTTAGCAGAATTATAAAACTCCGAAAGGAGATGTCCGAAAGGACTTTAAAATGCCCACTGGTTAAGGCTTCATACCAGATGTCGAAAATGACTATAAAAACAAAGGCTGAACTTGAGGCCTTAAAAAAACAAGATGAAGAGGCAACTGAAGTTAAATCCGAAGAGGAGGAAACCGAAGAAGTCGAATCTGAAGAAGGCGAAAATGAAAGCTCTTCGACAACTGAAGATGAAGAAGTAGATTATAAAACACTATTGCAGGCGGAAAAGGACAGGGCCGAAAAAGCTGAAAGAGCATTGGCTTCTGACCGTTACAATGCTTCTAAGAAGAAGCGTGAAGAGAATACAGATGATGATTCAGATGAGGAAGACAAGCCTCTAACGAAAAAGGATCTGCAAAATCTTCTTGTAAAGGAAAGACAAGCTACTCAGAAAGCCTTTGAGGAGTCTCGAGCTATAGAAATAGCAAGAAAGTTCACCCGCTCAGAAGATGAGGCCAACGCCGCTCTTCTTTACTGGAGAACAAGAGTTGTACCAACAGGAAACCTTGAAGACGATATTCAGTTCGCCGTAGGCGGATTGAACTCAAGAAAGCTCACTGCCGAAAAAGCTGAGCTGATGAGAGCCTTGAGGAACAAGGATAACGTCAATAGAGATTCTGCCGGAACTCACAGAGACGCTTCGATAGGGACTGTTCCTAAACTGTCATCGGGCGATACTGCCGCTTATAAACGAGCAGGATTCGCTTATGATAACGCCACTAAGGTTTGGAAAAAGAAGCTTCCTAACGGAAAATTCTTAGTCAAAGACCCTAGTACTAAAAAAACAATAGTGCAGTAGAAGTTAGATTACAAAAGTTACGGCTATATGCCATAACGATAACTAACGGCAAAGAAAATCAGTAAAATCTGATGGGATTTTGTCGTTTAAAAGTCGTTGAAATTGTTCGTTGAAAATAGTAAAATGTAATTATGAAACATCCAAAGGATTACTTTTTGACCCACGAAGGTAAAGCACCTAATTTTTCTCAAATAAAGAAAGTTTGTCAGACTTTGGGATGTAGATAACGGCAGAGTTCTATGTATTGATTGCCATAAGAAAACAGATACTTACGCAGGGAAAAGTAAGAAAAAATAATTACACTTTACTATTTTCAACAACTTGGGATACGACTTTACAAAACATGAAGGCGGACATCAAAGTAGTTGGACCTATGGCCATCTTCCCTCGCTACATTGTAGCAGGCGGGACAGCCATTAAAGCAGGTGAGCCTGTCCACTCAGTAGCAACATATTCATCCGGTGTCGCTTCCGCTAATACTATGGTATTGGCAGCTGCGGATACACCGGTGATCGGTTAAATTATGTAGCTGATCTAAAATTCTCTCTGATCAATGTCGAAAACCCGGAAGCGGGCAACGATCAAGAACCTTGAAAATTTAATCTTGCAATTAGTAGTAGCATACTGTAAGATGTGTGTATATGAATAAAAAACAATACGCATATCTTGCTGGATTGATGGACGGCGAAGGATGTTTCCATGTAAATTACAATAAGAAACGTGGGACATACCAGTCGCGATTATCAATGACAAACACTAATATGAACCTTATAACATGGTGCACCGCAAATGTTGGTGGAAATTTTTATAAGAGGACGAAGCAGAAAGCTCACTGGAAAGACAAATATGAATGGGTCGCGTGGGGTGATAAAAAAACCTTACTAAAACTATTCAAGGGGATGTTGCCTTTCCTTGTTGGAAAAAGAAAACAGTGTGAAGTTTTAATTGAACTTCAGAACACTGTTGGAAAAACAGCACAAAGACTTTCTGAAGTTGATAAACAAAAAAGAGTTTGGTGCTATGAAGAGATAAAAAGATTAAATTTGACAGGGCTTGCAGAGACTAAGTGAGAGAACGCGAAAGCGAAGCAATAGTCCGAACTATGAAAATAACAAAATAAATCATAGAACTGAGCAGAAATGACTCAGTCCCTATCTGGGGTAACAAATTTGACCCATAATTTCGGAGGCGTGGCCAACGAAGATTCTACCAATGTTGCAGCGGGTACAGTAGCAGAGCAGTGGCTCAACGTAGCTACTCCTGTTCCTAATGTAGGAAGAGTAAGAGGAAAAGCAGAAACAGCCGCTAACGTAGATACCCTCACTGAATTGGCTTTAATCATAATGGACAAGTCCCTTATCGATTACGCCGCAACAGGTGGTTCTGACGGAGGCGAGTTGTACACAATCAAGGATACCGCAGCTGCGGATGTTAACGGGTTAATCCTTGTTAACGGAAACACAGCTTTGCAGACTCTTGATGCCGTAGTAGACGCTAGAGCATTTATGCTTGACGTAACGACGTAACATAATTATAAATTAATCTTAATTCTGTAAACGGAGAAATCTAATAGCAGGATTATGCAATTGAAAATGAATTTTCAAGGAGGACACACATTCGCTCTATCTCCAGATGCATAAAATGATGTGCATTCCTACAGTAATGTAGGTAATAAAAAATCTTCTCTAATCAATGACGAAAATCCTGAAGAGGACTACGTTCAACAAGCGAAAGCAGTTGCAGAGATCAAGCGAGAAGGCTCCTAGAAATAGGAAGATGCAATGATCCGACCTACCGCAATAACAAAAAGAAACGGTAGAGATAGGTAGAAATATCCTATCCGCCTCTAATGAGGCAGTAACAATTTTGGTCAAACAGAGATAGACAGCGTATTGTTTGAGAAATACCAGAGACTTCAACAGCCTGGCTATCTCTCAGCGCAGGATCCGTGGTTCTTCAAACAGTCAGCTTCACCGCTTGTCGGCTACACTTGGGATGAAGATTCCAATGTAGGCGGATTCGATGAAGTAGACGAGCAGGAAGAAATCACAGATTCTGATACACTTATCGGTAATACAAAGACCGTTAAGATGCAGAAGTGGATGAAGCAAATTCCGGTATCTGTAGAGGCCTTTAAAGCCGATGCAGTCGGGAAGAGAGCAAAGATTGGAGAGCAGATGGGAGATAGAGCAAGACTCACACAGGACAAGAAAGCAATCTTGAATACCTATGGAGATGCTTTTAGCGGAAGTGTTAACACCACGCCCGATGGAGATGCCCTCGCAAGCGCTTCTCACACGACTTTGAAAGGCGTAAATGTAGATAACTTGGAATCCGGTCTTATGTCTCCGGATAACTTGTGGACACAGATTCAGACACTCGCAAATATGAAAGCACAGGACGGCGAGGCTGGTTCTTATGTCTTCGAAGGTATATTAGTTCCGTTTATTCTTTACAAGACTGTAAAGGAAACTATGGACTCGACATTAGCACCATTCTCAGGAGAAAATCAGGTAAACTTCTTTGATACAGTTTACGGCACAGTAAGAATTGCCGCATCTATATTCTTGGGTTCAACCTACAACTCCTACGCGAACGCTAATACCGCTTACCACGTTCTTTCCTCTCAGCACTCCATAAACAGAAAAACATTTATGGATTTGTCCACAGACTTGATTGACCCTACAAAGTCATCCAACGATTCTTGGGCATATAGAGCAAGATTTATGGAAAGACACTTCCCAGAATCTTGGAACGGTTCTGTACACAGCACAGGAGCTTCCGCATCATAATCATTATCAAAAATCGCAATAACTATAAAACATAATGAATAAAAATCTTATATTTGTAGTATCTATGATTGCGATATTGGTTATCGCAGTCGGAGGATATATATATCCCCTTCAGCCGGATATCGACGCTGCACTTGGTGCGTTCGACATCCCTACAAGGTTTCCAAACGGACACCTTGACACGAATGGCGGATATTACGTTGATGGTACAGTTATCATCAATGGAAGCGGGGCTTTAACACCGACAACAATCAGTGCCACAGGAGCTGTGGACTTTGATTCTACTCTTAATGTTGATGGGACTACTAACGTAGAACTATTTACATCAGGAGGTGGAGTACTTTCGACTAGTACAGAAAGTACTGCTATGGTGCCAACCGCCGCTACGTTTAACTACGGGTTAATTCAAGTAACACCTGAAGTAGCAGACCTTACTTATACTTTCCCCGCATCTTCTACAATGTCGGCTATTGTTCCGAATGCAGGAGATGTTAGGACTGTCGTAATTTACAATGCCACAACCACAGCAGGGATTGATGTAATCTTTGCCGCAGGCGCTGGTATGGAAATAAAAGGTACCGGGTCAACTCCACTAACAATAGACGAAGCTTCTATGGGAACTTTGACATTCGTTAGAAAGGCAAATTCAGACATCTTGGTTTTTGTAAACCCAGCTGTTGCAGACTAGCTGAATTCACTTTATCCCTTTTCCTTTGAAAAGGGATAGTGATGAGTTCGGCTTAATTATAAATTTAATAATAAAACAATGGAGAAACTTAAATTAGCAATCGCGGGAATACTTGTAGCTTTAGCATCCTATTTAATAGGCGGTTCTTCCGTACCCGCTAAGTTGGGTATGACAAGCAGATCGCAGGCTTCTTGCAATGTGAGAGTGTCTACAAAAGCAGTCGTAGGCAATGAATCATCCGCAACAATATTGTCCGCTCATCCAAACAGAGCGTGGGCAAGAATACAACAGCCGGCAAACGCCACCAACACGGTATATCTTTCTTTTGATGAAGGTGCTTCGGCGGTATCCGGTAGCGGTATGTTTTTAACAGACGGGATAACTGTGATAGGTTACGCTTCTTCCACTTTGGACAACGTGGTTTTCGGTTTGAATACAGATATGCCGTATAACGGCGCTGTAACAGGAATCACAAATACAGGGAGTACTACCGTTTTGGTAACAGAATGTATCTTTTAAGTTATAATATAAATAATTGTAGATGAAAGAAAAAGAGACACAATTTAAAAAAGAATCTATACCTTGGAACAAAGGTAATAAGAAATATTCTGATAAAGAATGTGTAATTTGTGGTTCTAAATTTTATAATAGAAGAAAAGATAGTAAATGTTGTTCATTTGATTGTAGAAACAAACTGTTATCTAAGTGCCACGCTCACCATCCCCGTAAAAGAGAAAAAGAAAAACAATTAGTTCCAACCTTTTTGAATTTATTAGCAATAAAAACAATAATTTGATAACAATACAATCTTTTGAACAGCATCTCCTTGGAATGAGTCATGGGGGGACGCTAAATAAGGTCAGGAATCCTTACGCTATGTACGAAAGGGCCGGTGCTTTGTTTCTTCAAAAATGCAAACCGCTTGAGACGATGAGATTGGGGACTTTGTCATCGACAGTTCACGATGACGTGTATAATTATGCACTGCCGTCTGACTTCAATTCTTTGGTAGATTTATTGCCCCAAGATAATAGGGATAATTGGGATAAGGCATTCAGGAGAAATGCCGGAAGGTTTGACTTGGAGAAGGCTATAAAAAACAATACGTTGTCTATTGAGGGAGATAATGGCTCTAAGATAATAAGGATAAACTGGAGAACAAGACAGGGGGTTACTCTTCATACGATGAACTCTCTTACGGATAATGGGA